CTACATTTTCGAGGTCATCGAGGTTTGCATCCTGACGGAGGAATAAGCCATCCCCCGTTGACACATTCAGTACGATGCTGGCCGATTCATTAACGGCCAAGCGAAACTGCAGGCTGACGTTGATACCGCTGACCGGTTTTTCAATGGCAGCGCAGTTCGCCACTGCATATAGTTCCCCGGCATCGGTTAACAGTCCTACCTCACGGATGGTGAACCCGCCCACATCAGCCGGAACAACGAGATGAGCTACCCACTGGTTAGATTGCTCCTTAGATACGTCCAGCCTGGATATAGCATGGCGGTACACTTCACGAATCAGTGCAGTTTGCGACGGGGTTGGCGTTGCGGCCTTCCCGTTACCATCACCGATTACAAAATCTTTGATAACGACCGGCGTGCCGTTTGCAGACGACGCCGCCTCCAGCTCTTTTCCCCGGTTCGTGAGGATGCTGTAATATTGCTCTGCCACGATTATTCTCCAGTCTGAATCACAGCGTCGATGTACGCAGTTACCGCACCGCCTGTGTAATAATTTCCTGCTGCGCCAACGTCAGCGATCACATCAATGCTGCTGAGATAGCTGCGTAAATTTTTAGCCTTATTCACCTGTCGCCGTATGCGGCTATACAGGCTGTCATCTATTCCCTGAAGGCTGTAGACCTCAATCCGAAACGTGTACGGCGCTCTGCGCGGGTTTTCCTGCCACCACTCAATAACTGTAGTGGGCAGGCTCACCGCCCCCAGCGCACGCCTAACAGCGCCTGCAGTGCCACGATGCTGATGCACATAGGCAGCATCGCGGCAGACCTGGCGCTTCTCTTCCTCCGTCCAGCTTTCGTCCCAGAAATCGACTGATAGCTCCCATGCCAACCAAGGCAGAAGATGAAAAGGACAATCGTCCGCACTTTTAACTTTCCTGACCATGCTTGTATCAAGGGCGACAATCTGCTCCCGGGATGCCTGCTCCAGCGCTCGCTCCTGATGAAGAGCGTTCTGTGGTAATAACGAGCGAAATTTATCAGCCATTCCCTGCTCCTTTTATCGTGACGTTGATTGCCTGACACCAGGGTGCCTTACCCATCTCAGCCTCAATATCTGCTGCAGGGCTTGCCAGCCTCACCCTGACCACACCAGGCTGTTGCAGAGCGGCATAGATGGCGGACAAAGGGATGACCGTATTAATTCGGTGAGAGAGTGCTGCGTAACTCGTTGCAACGCTGATCGCATTATCCAGCACCGTCTGCGCATCCGGCCCATCGGGGATTTCCAGCTCAGCTGTGATGCTGTAACGCTGTATGATCGCGCTTTTAACGCTCACGAAATCTGTCAGCGGGCGAACCTCATCAGCACTAAGGTTGGCTGACGTTTTATCCAGGAGTGTCTGAGGGGCTGTGCCGTCACCCGTTCGCGACAGCATGTATACGTCCACCTCTCCTGGGCGGCTGTGATCCTCTGGCCCATATGCATCTGCATCCAGCACATCAGCGTCTGCTGACCGCGCATGAAAACGGTATGCGTTACGCGCTCCTGCGGTATTAAGTTGCGCCCACGACAGCTGGATACGTTCGCGATAGGCGTCATCATCCTCCAGCTCCGCATCCACAGGCGGAACAGCATCAGGGTCAGCAGGAGTAATGACATAGCGTTTAACATTGAAATTTGCACCAATCTGATCCAGGTCTGCACCTCTGGCGCTTGCCAGAAATACGGCACGCACGGCGTCATTGACGCGCTGAAATGCCAGCGTCAGCTGATACGCATTTACCTCGCCCTGTTTATAGGCCGGGTCCGACTCCACCAGCGCATCAAACTCCGGGTCCAGTTCGTGCAGACGCGCCAGCCACCGATCAAAAATGTTTGATGCGTCAGGCACGATAATGGCGTCCGGAATATCCAGCTCCGACAGGTTGATCACATCAGAACTAATTGCCATAAATGGTTATGTCTCCGGTAGTTGTTACAGTGCCGCTTTCTTTGTTGATCCCCTCAACATCCACAATGAATGTTGATTCATCATCGGGCAGGGAAACCACCACCCGCGTCACCTTCAGTCGCGGTTCCCAGCGCGCCAGGGCTTTTGCAGTGGCCGCAATAATCCGTAGCCGGATCAGATCATCACGTGGGGCGTCCACCAAATCCGGCACCTCACTGCCGTAATCGCGAACTAAAACCCTGCTGCCTGTCTGCGTGGTTAGAATGTCGCTGCACGACTGGCGCAGATGCGCCGAACCCGACAGGCGTTTGCCCGTCCGGATATTTACACCGTTCATGAGAGTTATCCGTTGAAAGAGGATGTCTGGAGGGTTAACCGAAATAGGCCGGCCCGGTTTTATCCGTGCTGCCCTTTTTGCCTTTCTTGCCTTTAGCGTTGATGTTAACCACCAGGTTATAAGTGAAACTCAGGCCCGATGAAGTCAGTGAGAAAACAAGCGATTCCACCAGCCAGGAGCGATCCTCTCTGGAACCAAATCCGGACGTCGTAACACCAGACTCAGCCATTAAAGCAATGTGTCTGGGACGGCATGGGCCAGTGAGCGTCATTTTTTGTTCGTTACGCTGTGCCTGTGTTTTGCGGGCTTTGGCCTGCTGGTCTGCAATGGATTTTCCAGATTGGGTATAGGGATTGGTGATTGACGGTCCATCATGATCAACTGTGGTGGTTTTCGTCCTGCCATCAGCTTCATCGTAATAGCGCACCCCGACTTTACCACTTGCTTTGCCATCACTGCCTTTAGCCTTGCCGGTTGTGCTGCCGCGCTGGCCCTCATTATAAGTCCAACTGGATAGTTCATCGGGGGTGATGGTGATACCTCCTGTCTCCTTACCGACAGCAGTTTTCATCGCCCCCTGCACCAGAAACAGCCAGTACCCGCCAGCGGGTTTACTGATGGCATTGTAGGTTCTCGCCAGCCGCGACATCAGATTGGCGTCTGACTCTGCAACCTGGTCGATGTGATCGATTTGAATTTCTGCGAGTTCTGCGGCCACTTTCGGTTTCAGTCCGTTGTCTGTGGCAACGGTTTTAACGAGATCGGCCAGCCGGATATCATCCCAGCTTCGCGTTTTGTGGTTCAGCACGTTACCGGGATGTTTCTGGGCGTTCATTGGTGCGGCAGTGGCATAGATTTCAACGCGGCGAGGTGGCCCACTACTGCCCACCCCCGAAACAACAAACCACCCCTTATCGACCAGCTGATCATTAAAGCCCATCGCCACCCTCAAACGTGCGCCCTTAGATGGCAGTGGCAGAGTTTGAGAAATCAGCGTGATTTTAAGTTCATCCGCTTTGGCTGTTGCCCCGCCATTATCCGTCAGGGTGAGTTCGCTCAGACACTCCTGCAGAGCGCAGGTAATGTCCTTGCCCTCTGCGCTTACACTGAATGCTGGCGCATACTCTGGATTTACAATCTGTTCAGCCATGTTAATCCCATAAACTAAATGCCGAATCAGTAACCGGCGTGGTCAGGTGCGGGAGCGTAATAGCGACTCCTGCAGTAAGAATGGCATCCCTGTCTGCCAGTCCCCGATTTGCCTCCAGTACCGCTGAAACGTTGGATGAGAGATTTGCAGTGCCATAATGATCTGCGCAAATAGCGTCGAGCACATCGCCATCACGGGTTTGATATATCGTCGGCATAATGTTTTAACGTCATCGTCCAGTTTTTATTACGGTGTCCGCCTCCCGGCAGGAACCGATCAGTTGTATCGCTGAATTGAGTTACCGCCCACCAGCCCAGCACATCGCCCTCACCACTCACCAGCAACTGGGGCTGAGCCAAATCAGCCAGGTCGTAAAGGTCATTAACCGCATCCACGCCGTTACGAAAGAACGCATGTGCCTCGCCATCAAGCCGCACCGTCCGCCCGGGTTTTCCTGTGTACTGCAGCAGACTCTGTTTGCCTATCCTCTCCTGTTCACTCCAGTTCCAGCTAGCCTCACGTGAAAGTGATTTAAACGCTGTGGTATCAATGGAGAAGGCAAAATCGCCCAGCATCATCATGACGCGGTCAGCCTGACTACCACGAATGGCGGACTGCTGTGCCTGTCCGAATGCCTCAATTAAAGGGATTATTTCACTCACCAGATAGCGCCTCCATCCAGCATGCTGTTATCTCCCGTGAATGCCGGGTTGGTTTTGGTAATGGACTCCAGCTCGTCGGCAATCCCGCGCTCGCTCTGTCCCTGTGCACCGTTGATTTCGAACCGGTATTCAAATTTCCGGTTATCGGTTATCTGATGCGCTTTCTGCTGACTGTCAGCTGCAGCAAGACCACTGTTTAAGTCATCCCAGCTCCTGCCTGACTGAGTATCCGACGTTGCAGAATTGTTTTTCAGGGCATCCGTGAAATCCGGCAATCCCTCTTTCTTCGCAGTCAGAAAAGGATCGAGCGATTTATCAAACGTCTCATCGTCATCGTTGAAAAAACCACGGGTAGCGGTAAAAGATTTTTTAACCTGTTCCGGCAATTCCGGGTGCTGCTTCAACTGCTGATCAAACCACTCTTCCTGACCGTTGCGTTTTGCCGTCAGTCTGGCGATATCGACCGATCCCGTCATCGCCAGCGATTTCAAAACATTTTTTTGATCCCCCCGCTCATCTGGTAGCAGCCAGGAGAGTTTTTTAGCCAGGGCATAAATAATTTTCCCGACATACACCACGCCCTGGCCGAACGTCAGTACGCCGGGATAAAGATCATCGCGCAGAAATTTTACTACCCTGCTGATGCCGCCGCCTTTAAACCACTCAGCCAAATCATCAGTCAGCTCCCTGATGCGGGGAGCAAGCTGATTGCCCAGCTGTCCCGATATCTCCGCACCCGCGCTGAAGAGAACGGTTTTAAGGTTCTCAACCGCTTTATTGCCCTCCACCGCGCCGTCAGCACCCGCTTTGGTGACGAGGTTATAGCGATGCTGCTCATCCATTAAGTCGCGATAGCTCCTGCCGGACTGTTTCACCAGCATCAGCAGCTTGCTGGCCTCGCCGCCGAAAAGAGAATCCAGAGCGAACGAGGCTTTTGACTCATCTTTCAGGCTCAGCGCACGCTCAATGATTTTACTGAACTGCGCCATGTCACTCAGGCCAGCCATGTCACCCGCTTTGAACCCCAGCGTTTCAAAGGCGTCCTGCAGCGCACCCTGCTTGCCGTTCTGCTTATACTCCCCGGATTTGTGCAGGTACTCCTCAAAGAGATCGCCAAAA